GCTCCTCACGAGCGCCCAGGCGTCGATAACCGCAGCGATGGCGATGCTGAACGTGCCTCTCCGTGACAACCCGGCGGCGGTGATCGCGGGGGCCGATCCGGCGACCTGCAAGCACGAGCACGTCCGGGACATCGAAACCCTGGGGATGGCGGTCACCCGGTTCTGCCTGGACTGCGGGGCGACGCTATGACCGACGCCTATGCCCGCCCTCACCCGGTCGATGAGAACGTGCGCTGCCGGTACTGCCACGCGAAACTCGCGGAGTTCGCCGGGCACCCGTACCGCTTCCGTTGCCGCAAGTGCAAGGCGATCACGCAGAGCCCGGACGCGGAGGCGTATAAGCCCTCCGTGGAGGCCTCTGCTGACCGCTCCGGTGCGTAGGCACCCGGGCCGGTATATACCTACCCCCGAGGCTTCCGGGGCTTAGAACGCTTCCTATGGCCCCGTTTCGGAGGACGCTTGTCCGCGGGCCCTCGACGTGGGACACTCCGCCCAACTGAACTAGTAACCCGTGTCCGGACGAGTGACCCCGAGTTCCCGCCGACGACCGTAGCCCCGAGTGGCTCCCCGAGCGGGAGGAACCCGGGGTCGCTTCGCGTCTGAGGAAGGCGGAGGCGATGGCAGGGAAGTACCGGGTACTCATCGGCTGTAACTACCCGAACCCGAGCGGCGATGGTGAGATCCGGCATGAGCCGGGTGATCTAGTCGAGGATCTGCCGGAGAAGACCGCCAAGATATTCCTCCGTGACGGCGTGATCGAGCCCGCCTCCGCGAAACCTAAGAAGGCGACCGACCTAACTGGAGGTGACGGCTAAGTGCCAACATTCCGTCATGGGCGAGGCACCTTCGTCCTCGTCGACAAGTACGACCTGACGACGTACCTACGAGAAGCGGGGGTGGCCTCCACCGTCGACCTCGCGGAGACGAGCGCGTTCGGCACCTTCGACAAGACGTTCGTCGTCGGGATGCGCGAGCGACGTCTGTCCCTGGCGGGGATGTTCGACGGATCGGTCAACGCCGTGGACGCGGTGCTGAACACGATCCTCGGGCAGGAGGCCGCCGTCGTCTGTACCTATGCGCCGGAGGGCCTCACGGTCGGGCGTCGGACCTATCTCATCCAGAGCGAGGAGACGAGCCATGAGGTCTCCTCTCCGATCACGGACGTAGTCGCGGTCTCCGCGGAGCTGCAAGGGACCGACACGGGCGGGCACGGAGTCGCGCTGCATGCGCTGACGGCTGAAACGGGAACAGGGAACTCGGTCAGCGTCGATAACGGCGCGGCTACCACCCTCGGATCGGTCGGCCACCTGCACGTCACGGCGAACGATCGGAACGCCGGGTCGATCCTCATCAAGATCCAGCACTCGACGGACGACGCCGCCTGGGCCGATCTCATCACGTTCACCTCGGTCGCCTTCGCCGTGACGACCAGCGAGCGGCTGACGACCTCGACCACCGTGAACCGCTACCTGCGCGCGCAGTGGACCGTCACCGGCGGGGCAACCGGCGGCTACACGTTCCACGTCTCCGGTGCCAGGAAGAACGTGTAGGGGGGGGGAACAATGGGAGATTGGGAACGCCTAGCAGAAGGCAATACCGCGGTCCTCACGGCGCTCCGCGTAGGCGCGACCGGAGGGGACATCGCGGCCGTCAGGACCGGCTCGGTTGTCGTCGACTTCCCCGCCGGATCGGGAACGGTAGGCGACATCGTCGAAGTCGACGTCACCATCACCGGGGTAGCCGATGGGGACATCGTCGTGATGGCTCCGTCCCTCGCGGTCGCCGCCGACATTCTCTGGGCGGTCGTTCGCGTCACAACGGACACGGTCCGGCTCCGGGCCACGCAGGGGACGGCGTCACAGGACGGCGCGTCGACCGCGTTCAACTACCTCTGGTTCGACCTCACCTAGAGAAAGGAGATATCAGCCTTGCTCGAAGCACCGACGGCACAGGTGGTCGCTCATAGCGTCACCTTGATTATAGGGGGTGGGTACTATTCCGGTCTTCAGGCACGGACGCAACGCAGTCTTCAAGGTCGATGACTCAGGCGGCACGCTGCGCGATCTCACGGCGATGCTTCGCGAGGTCTCGATGCCTCGAACGGTGGATCTCGCCGAGACATCAGCGTTCGGTACGTTCGACAAGACGTTCGTGGTCGGGATGCGCGAGGGCCGCCTTTCGGTAGGCGGGATGTTCTCGGCGTCGGCGGCGACGGAAGTCGACCCCGTCCTCGCGGGCATCCTCGGGCAGGAAGCCTCGGTGACCTTCGAATATGGGCCGGAAGGCTCGACGACCGGGCGCGTGCGCTACACCGGGGAGTGTTATCTCACGAGCTACGAGGTCAGCTCTCCGATCGGGGACATGGTCTCGCTGACGGCGGAGTTTGCCGTTACGGGGGCGGTCACGCGTAACACCTGGCCGTAAGCCAACCGGACGAACGATGCCCGGGCTGTATCGAGACGGGGACGAAGCCACAAGGAGGCTGAGTGATGAGCACGAGCAACGGCAGCGACGGCAGGAGCCTCGCGGAGAGGATCCTCGCGACCGTCGATATGCGGTCAGAGATCGTCGAGACGCCGGAGTGGGGCGAGGTAACCGAGTCGCTGGAGGTCCGGTCGATGACCGGGTTGGAGCGGGCGGGGATGCTGGAGCAGTTCATGGGCCCGGACGGGGAGCTGGACGTGAAGCGGCTGTACCCGTCGCTCCTCGTCGCGTGCGTCTTCGATCCGGAGACCGGGGAGAAGGTGTTCACCGCCGACATGTCCGAACAGCTCAACGGCAAGAATGCCGCTGTCCTCGAACGGCTCGCCCAGGCGGCCATGCGTCTGTCCGGGATGACCCAGGCCGCGGCGGACGAGCTGGGAAAAGGCTCCTCGGAAGCGGAGAGCGTCGGTTCTACTTCGACCTAGCCTCGCACCTGCACTGCACGGTCGAGGAACTGCTCGGCCGGGTCTCCTCCGTCGAGATCGCGGAATGGGGGGCCTACTTCAAAGTGCTGGCGTGGGAGAACGAACAGGGCCGGAGCGCGTCGGGGATGTATAAGCCGGGCACGCAGTCGATCGAGACGCTGGGGGGTAACACATGGCAGGCGTGACGGTCGCCGAACTGATCGCGAGACTGCGCGCCGACACCCGCGGGTTCTCCGCTTCGATGGCGAAGGCCCGGGCCGAGGTCAAGGGCCTGGAGGGCTCGACCTCCCAGTTCGGTAGTCGGTCCTCCGCGGCGTTCAAGGCGTTCGGCGCGGCCGCCGCGGTCGGGGTGGCGCTCTCCGTCGCGGAGTTCATCAAGTTCGAGGAGACGATGACCCGGACGATGACCCTGGCCGGGTCGTCGCGGGACGAGATGGAGCGCCTGTCGAAGGAGATCCTTGACGTATCGGTCGGGCTCGGCACCTCTCCGAACGAGCTGGCCGAGGCGCTTTACTTCACCGAGTCCGCGGGCATCGCCGCGTCCGACGCGATGGAGGTCGTCACGGCATCCGCGAAGGCGTCCGCGATCGGGCTGGGGGAGACGGAGGTCGTCGCCGACGCCGTGACCTCCGTGCTGAACGCCTACGGGCAGGAGAACATCACCGCCGCGCAGGCGACCGACACGCTCGTCGCCGCGGTCAAGACAGGTAAGGGCGAGGCCGACGCGATCGCTGGAGCTATCGGCCGCGTCATCCCTATCGCCTCGGAGATGGGCATCTCCTTCGACCAGGTCGCCGCGGCGATCGCGGCGCTGACGCGTACCGGGCTGGACGCGAACGAAGCGGTGACGTCGCTGCGCGGGATCATGACGGCGCTCCTCGATCCGAGCGACCGAGCGCGGGAGGCGATGGAGGGCGTGGGTCTGAGCGCCGAGGGGATTCGCGCATCCATCGAGGACAACGGCCTGCTCGCCACGCTCACGATGCTCAAGACCGAGCTGGGCGCGGACGATGAGGCGATGGCCCGGCTGTTCCCGGAGGTTCGGGGGCTCGTCGGGGTGATGTCCCTCCTCGGGAAGAACGCGGACGGAGTCGCCGACGTCTTCGATCAGGTGACGAACGCGACGGGCTCACTCGACGAGGCGTTCGCGGTGGTCGAACAGACGGCGGGCTTCAAGATTCAGCAGGCGCTCGCCGGGACGAAGGTCGCGATGATCGAGGTCGGGGGTGCGGTCGCTCCGCTGGTTTCGCTCCTCGCCGATCTGGTGCAGGTGATCACGCCGCTCCTGCCGCTCATCGTCAAGGTCGGCGTCGCGTTCTTCGCCTGGAAGGCCATCCCGATCATCCTCGCGGCGGTCGATGCCGCGTTGATCAGTACCGGACGTGCGCTGGCCGCCGTCGGGGCCGCCAAGGTCGCGGACGGTATCGGGAACGCCGGGCTTGCGGTCGGGAAGCTCTCGAACGCGGTCGCTGCCATACCGGGCGTCTGGAAGGCGGCGGCCGTCGCCGTGGGGATCGGTGCCTTCGCGCTATTCAAGTTCATGCAGCGCGCGAGGGAGCTTGAGCTGGGCAAGGCTAGGGCCGAGTTCCACGCCTTATCGGATGAGGTCGTAACGGCGGGAACCAACATGCGTTACCTCACCAAGCAGATCACCTACCTACCCCTCGCACTCTCGGAGGCAGGCAACGCGGCTAAGCCGGTCGCGAAGACGATCGTCGAAGACTTCGCGAAGGTCACGGCGCACCTCGATGACATCCAGCTCCCCGATATCGCGGTAGGAACGCACGAAGATCAGATGGACGCCTTCACGGCGTCGATCCAGCGGGGCGGGGAAGCGGTCAGGGAGCTGAGCAGCGAGGAGAAACTAGTCAACGAAGTGCTCCGTGACAACGTCCTTACCTTCGGTGAGTACGTGAACGTGGCGAACCAGCTAGGGGAGTCTTTCGTCTCCAACGAAGACTTCCTGGCGACGATGAAAGAGATGGCACCCGCGGTCCTCAAGGGCAAGGTTTCCCAGGAGGCGTGGAACGCCGCGCTCGACGAGGCGAACGACCGAGGACTCCCCGAGGCGATCCTTCTGCTCGGCCAGGCACGGGCTGAAATGGAGCTGATGGCGACGGCGACAGCGAACGCGGACAAGATGATGTCATCCTTCGATGAAGGCGTCGGGCAGATGGGCGGAAAGTTCTCGAACCTCGCGTCGATCATGGGGGTTCCGTTCAAGGCGCTGGTGGATCGCATCGCGCTCGCCCGGGAAGCTGGCGGTGACGTGATGAAATCGCTGACCTCGGATATCAAGACGGCGGTCGCGGAGTGGACCGCCGACATCGCTGCCGGTTTCGACGGAGTCGGGTCGGCTCTCTCCCAGTTCTCCGGAGAGACGAACGTCTCGATGTCTGACCTGAACGCCGCGATGAAGACTGCCGCCGATAGCCTTGAGACATATCAGCGAGACTGGCAGATCGTCTCGCGCCGCGCCGGGGCTGACGCGGACTTCGTCCGGCTCGCGATCGCGGAGATGGGTCTAGACGGGAAGGGCGCTCTCCATGCCCTCGCCGGGGCGAGTGAGAAGGAGTTCGGTCGGTTCGTCACGAACGCGCAACGGGCAGAGGGCAGTCAGAAGACGCTCGTCCAGGTCATCCAGGAAGACCTCATCGGGGTACTCCGAGACCTCATCTCGTGGATCAAGCGCATCCCGGATATCAAGCCGAAGGCGAACACGGGTCCGGCGGTGAACGACGTTCAGCGGCTCATCGACAAACTCCGCGAGGTAGACGGGATGAAAGCCACCGCGACCGTGGCGATCCAGCAGATACTCGCAGGCCGTGGCGGCGGACCGGCCAAGGGAGTCGATACCGGGCATGCGGGCGGCCTCGTCGGCGGGGAGATTCGCCACACGGGCGGGTTCGCGGGGCCGTGGGGCTGGAAGAAGATCCAGAGCAACGAGGTCCCGGCGATCCTCCAGAAGGGCGAGTACGTGATCCGCCGTGCCGCGGCCCGGACGCTCGGCCTCGCGACCCTCTCCCGCCTGAACCGCGCCGCCCCGGGACGACCGCTGGAAGATATGCTCCGGGCTCGGCGGAGCCGGGGCGATCGTCCGATGACCGACGTGTTCGGGATCGGCCAGGGGCCGGGTGGAGGGCGAGGAGGACGGGGCGCGTTCCGGACGATGGCCCAGGTGCTCCGGCACTTCCGCCGGATCATCCAGGACGTGACAACCCGGAAGGAAGCCGCGGGCTGGGAGCGCCGGATGCGCCAACAGCTCGCGACCCCGGGCGTCTCACGGATACAGCGTCAGCTCGTTGCCACTGCGATGAAGGCCGTGCAGGACGCGACGACGAAGGGTGAAGCGAAGGGCGCGCGGATCAAGCTCGCCCGCGCTATCAGCGCCTATGAGTACGGGGCGCATCCGTTCACGCAGGCCGGGCCCAACCTGTCGTTCGTCATCCGCCCCGATCGTCGACGCTTCAACCGAGACCTCGATTACGACGCGCTGCTGAGGGGCCAGTAGGCCGTGGCGGTTTGGTCAGTCAACGTCCACGCACTGAACAACGGGACCGCGATCATCACGGGCCTCCCCGTGATGGACTTCGGGTTCTCCTACTCCCTGAACGGACCCGGCGCGTTCGAGGCCCGACTCCCGCTTCGACATAGCTCCGTCCTCGCGACGACCCTCGCGCCGGGCGAGCGGGAGATCCGGGTGACCCGGGACGGGGTACTGGTCTGGGGCGGGTACCTCTGGGGGGCTCGCGTGGAGATGCGCGACACGGTCACGATCCGCGCCGAGGGCTACCTCTCCCGACTCCGTCGCCGGTTCGTCATGAGCGACCTGATCTATACCGACGTCGCCCAGCAGACGCTCGCCTGGAACCTCATCAACCACACGCAGACACAGACGAGCGGCGACATGTTGCTGACGCAGGGCGCGCACGCGGGCTCCTCGATCCTGCGGGATGCCGACTGGTGCGCGTTGGATCATCCGAACGTCGCCGCCGAGATAGAGGCGTTCAGCGAGTTCGACACCGGGATCGACTTCGAGATCACGCCCTCGCCGGACTCGTCGGTCAACAAGTCCTTCAAGACGTACCAGCCGAAGAAGGGGACGGACAGGACCGGGACCGTGATCTTCACGGAGACGAACACCTCGACGTTGAGCTACGAGCTGAACGGGGACAGCGTGATCTCCCGACTCGTCACGACGGGGAACGGGGACTGCAACCCTCCGGAGGATGACCGATCCGACGCGACCGCGCTCACGAACTTCGGCCTCCTCCAGGAGTACGTCTCGGTCGACACCGGGAAGTTCTCCGAGGTCGCGGCGCACGGCGCAGAGACCCTCAAGAACTTCAAGCAGACGCAGCGCCTCGCCCAGATCGAATACCCGCAGGGCTCCGGTGCGGCGGCGTGGAACGCCTACGTCGTCGGCGACACGATCCGGCTCAACTCGACCTGGGGTCCGACCAACGGCTTCGGTAAGTTCGACGTGAACATGCGGGTCCTCGCCTTCGAGGTGTTCTGCCAGGGACACAACACGGTGTTTTATCGTGCGCTCTTGGATTCGGTGACGAGTTGACCAACCAGCGCAAGGATCTCCCGGGCGAGCAGGGCGCGGCGATCCGCGTAAGCGAGGCACATCTCGGCAAGGCCGGGGGGCCGAAGTCAGCGAAGGGCGGAGCGGGGCAGCGCCGTCGTCGCGATCATCGACAGCGACCCTGCGGGAACCCTCCGGCGATCCCGGCGAGCGTCGTCTTCACGGTCAAGGCGACGGAGGCCCGGACCCACCTGCGGTTCACGGGGAAGCTGAAGTGGAACGAGGTCACCCTCGACGAGCAGGGCCACCCCTCGAAGGTCAAGCGGTACGACATGCAGATCCGGGCGACCGACGTCGCCGGGGTGCCGATCGACACCGAGGACAGCACGGCCCGGATGAGCGCGTCGGTGAAGTTCGATCCGACCCGGTTCCCCGTGAAGGACGCCGTCATCATCACCGGCACGACGGCGGAGTTCCACCTCACCCGCAACCACACGTTCATCGCTGGGGACATTGTCGTGGTCCGGGGGATGAAGCCGACCGGGTACAACGGAACGTGGACCGTCCTCTCCGCCGGGCTCACCGCCCGCAACTTTCGCGCCGACATCGGGACGTCACCCGGGGCTTCGACCGAGGGCGGGAGGGTGTTCGAGGATCTGGACCGCTTCTACGTCATCACCCGTGAGCTGCCCCGTCCGAAGACGTGGTACTGGCAGGGCCGAGTCCGGGCGGTCGACAACGAGGACTGCGCCGGGGACTGGTCCGACTGGACGACCCCGCTCCTGCCGTGGACCGGAGCCGACCCTGCGCCGCCCGTACCGACCGGCGTAACGCTCTCCTACGACACGGTCGAGCGGCACCGCTTCCAGCGTCTCCGCGCGAAGGTGCTCTGGAACGAGGTCGTGAACTTCACTTATCCCGGCACGGCGGCGGACAACGAAGACGACGTCATCAACTACGAGGCGCAGCTCCAGGTCTCGACCGACGGCGGCGGATCGTGGGCGAACTCCCATCAGTCGAAGGTTCGCACGGCGAAGGACGAGGACGCCGATACGACGGCCTACGCGATCTTCTCCAACATCAAGAAGTGGCCCCAGTACCGAGCGCGCGTTCGGACCATCGACCGCTACAACCGGCGCAGCGCGTGGTCCACGCCGACCGCAGGGGGCTCGCCCTCGGACACGACGCCGCCGCCCGTGCCCGCCTCGGTCATCGGGCTCATGCAGCTCAACTCCATCGCGATCGACTGGAACGACCCGACCGAGACTGATACCGACATCGTCGATGAGGACATCGCGTACTACCAGGTCCAGCTCGCCATGCATGGCGGATTCGCATCCGTCGCGAAGTTCTGGCGCTACGTCGTCGGCACCCGGCGCGAGTTCCACAGCGACAACTACCGCACGCGCTACTGGATGCGCGTCCGATCTGTGGACGCTTCCGGGAACAAATCCGCGTGGGTGCAGGTCGGTCCGATGCGACCGCTCAAGCATCGCGGCACGCGCCGTATCTCGGCAGCCGGAGCGATCCAACGTAAGCAGATCGACTGGGCGCAGGAAGACTTCGAGATCGCGGGCGCGCTCGGGAACCAGGCGAAGTCCACTTCGACGACGGACCCTATGTACGCCTGGGTCGACGGCGAGTCTGGCGACGGGGTGCTCACCTGCCAGGTCACCACGGGCTCGGTCGCCGACCGCATCTACGCCGGGTGCGTGTTCCGTCGTCTCGACAACGACGACTTCCTCGCGGCCGTCGTCTCGGACATCGCGGGCACGAACGGGACGCAGATCATCTCCTCGATCGCGGGCACGATAGCAACGCTGGGCACGAACACCGCGCTCGTCGTCGAGACCGAGACGACCTACGACATGGAGCTGACACTCGCGGGCACCTCCATCATCCTCAAGGTCAACGGGGTTCAGTACAACTCCATCACGTCCTCGACGCACCAGACGCAGACCGGGGTCGGCATCTTCGCTCGTCGCGACGCTTCGACGTTCGACAACGGCGAGTCACGCTGGAACGACTTCACCTTCCTACCGTCCGGCCAGACGGAGCACTCCGTCGCTGACGACTTCGACCGCATACCCGGCAGCGGCGAGAGCGCCCTCGCCGACGGGCTCGGGTCCGTGGACGCGCAGATTGGAGCGATGGCTTTCGCCGGGACCATCACGGGCGGTGCAGCCTCCGACCTCGGGATCGCGGAGTCTGGTCAGACGTGGGCCTACGTCGGGTCGTGGCAGATCGAGGAGACGGCGACACCGTTCTCGCTCTACGGCAACGCGGCCACGCTGCCTATCTTCTACGCCGAGGACGCGCCGCTTCGGACCGGCCTCAACGTCCCGGAGCAGACAGACCATCCAACGGTGCTGAAGATGGGGCTCGGTGGGCAGAACACCGACCCGGTGCAGATCGTCCTCGACCGCCCGACGCAGATCATCGCCTGGGGATTCGCGAACATCATCAGTGAGCACACGAGCAAATCGAACAACATCAACTTCTTCCTCCCCTTCGAGAACACGACCGCGGGCACGACCGCCGTCGGGCGCAAGACCACGAACTTCGGGATCGAGGACACCGCCCTATGGGCGTACGACGGGGAGTTCTCGGTGAACAGGAAGCAGTTCAACTTCGGGAATACCTACGTCCTGCTCGCGACCTCGCACACCGCCTGGTATGACGCGACGCCCGACGCGCCGGTGACGATGAGTTTCTGGTGGGGCTACAGCCAGTTCGGTGATTCGTCCCCGAGCCAGAGCATCCAGTATTCGATCGCGAACCAGAAGATGACGATCCTCCTGTGCTATGCGCCCGACTACTCATCGACGTTCTCCACGACGAGGCGTCCGCGCTGGACCCGCTACGGGACGAACCGCGTCTCCTACCGTCGACAGGAGGGGTCGTCGTGACACGCATCCAGTTACCGAAGGGGTCGGAGCGGTACTTCGTGGACCGACCACGGTGGCTCCGACAGTACGCCGACGAGGTCTCGGTCGCCCTCGGGAACCCGCCTGCCGAGCCGGACGAAGACGGCACCGTGCAGAACGCGATGCCGATCGTCTATCACCCCGACGAGGGATGGGTAGAAGGCGACTGGATCACCGACGCGAAGGTCGCACTCAAGGTGTTCCGCGCGTTCGAGCCTGACCCGAACTGGCTTCGCGCACCGCCGCCTCCCGAGGTCATGCGAGAGCTGGAGCTGTTGGAGAAGGTCGTAGGCGGAACTGGAACGGATGCCGACGAGGCCGAACTGCTGCTGATCGAACGAACGCGACGACGCGACCTGCTGAAGAAGGCAGCGCCGCCCGTGAAACAATCCGCCAAGAGGAGGAAGAAGTAGATGGCCGAGAACTATGGGAACCTGGGGAACTCCACCATCACCGCGCAGCTCAATGCCGGCTCGACTTCGTTCAGCGTGCAGTCGGGGCACGGCGCGCGATTTCCCGCGACGGGCAACTTCCGTCTCCTCATCGAGTCCGAGATCATGCTCTGCACCTCCCGGTCCACCGATACGTTGACGGTGACACGCGGGCAGGAAGGCACGTCGGACGTGACGCACGCCATCTCCTCGGCTGTTACGCATGTCCTCACCGCCGCCTCACTCGGGCTCGCGGCTGAGGAGAAGGCGAAGATCACGGTCCGCAAGAACACCGGCTCACTGATCGGACCTCGCCGGTCCATCAACTTCATCGAGGGAACGAACGTCACGATGACGGTGGCCGACGACGCTGGCTCGAACGAGTTCGACGTGACCATCAACTCATCCGCAGGAGGCGGCGGCGGCGCGCAGCCGCCGACCTACGACCTCGCCATCATCTACAACAACGCCGCTGGGGACTTCGACGTCTACGACCGTGACGGCAATATCGACGACGCCGACAACGTCTCGCTCTACGACGCGATGGAGTATTGCAAGGGGGTCCTCGGGACCGACTCGACCGTTCACACGAACGGCGGCGTCATCTACATCGACGCGAACGCCGACAACGTGAACATCCCCGTCATCAAGCCGGTGAACCTTTACAACTGCTACGGCTACGAGCTGGTCGGTCCGGGCGACGGCGGCGGGAAGGTCTTCCTCGCCTCGAACGTCGCGGACATGCAGGGCGACGACAACGGATCGACGACGCTGAACGGCAATATCACGACCACGGGCGCGGAAACGGTCAACGTCACCTCGGGGACCGGGATGCCGACCTCGGGCTTCTACATCCACATCGAGAGCGAGACGATGTACGTCACCTCCCGGTCTGGTACCCAACTGACCGTCGCCGCAGCGGGTCGAGGTGTCCGTGATACGACGGCGGCGACGCACTCCGGGGCGCTGACCGTGACCTTCGCCGGATGGCATCACATGTTCGACGCTATCGGTGCGGGGCGGTTCCGCATGTCGGGCTTCAAGCTCAACTGCAACTCGGTCCAGGGCCTCGGCGGGATCATCCAGGAACGCCGAACGGCGAACGTGGAGGGCGCGTCGGGCGGACCTCAGGCGTTCTCGCGCATCTTCGGGAACACCTGTTATCACTACACCGTCGGGGCGTTCTGCCAGGGCGACCGGATCACGGAGCTACGCGACGAAGGAACGTCGAACACGTACTGGATCAGCAACCACGCCTTCGACGGCGTAGACCACGCCTCCATCTCTGACGACTTCGGGGCGTTCACGCTGTTCCAGAACGACTGGCACGTCTACAACCCGCAGGTGAACCGTCCGACGTTCATGTACGGGCTACTCGCCCTCGGCGGAACCGGCAACCTCCTCGGCGGCGGTCACATCGCCACCGGGGACCGCGCCGCGGTCGCGCTGAAGGGAACGAAGGGCGGGAACAACACACAGATCGGTGACGTGTACCTGGACAATATCGGCGCGGCGGCGGATGAACCCGGCATCCTCGTCGAGCCTCTCTCGGGCGACGATATGTCGCGGCTGTCGATCCGCGACATCTACATGAACGGCGCGGGCGGGAACGCGCCGTGCGTTCTGTTCACGCTGAACGGGGCGAGCCAGGCGAAAGGCTGCGTCATCAACAACATCTTCGGAACGGGATCGGGATCGGCGGTTCTCACCGCCATCGTCGATACCAACGACGTCGCCGACCTCGAAGGACTCATGATCGGTAACTGCTCCGTCGCTGCGAATAAGGTCGTCGGGACGGCGGGCCTGAACTACACCGCGACCGGCGTGAACGTCGTCAACACGACGGCAGGCGCGGGTTACACGCCGCACTTCGATGGTGGGATGGCCCGCCTCACGGCCGACCACGCGGGCGTCACGTCAAGCACGGATGTCACGGCTTCCCCCGGAAACACGACGGGTCTCAGTCTATTTCTGGCCGGGAACACGAGCTACGTCGTTCGGGGTGTCATCGTCTACGAGGGGGCCGAGGCCGCAGACATGCGGATTAGGTTCGCTGGTCCGTCCGGCATCACGGGGCTTGTCACGCGCCTCAGCGCGGTCGCCTCGATCACGACGAACTCAGCGAACACCGACTTCGACCCGGTTGCGGTTGGCACTGACATCACCGGCATCGGCTGCACCGGGGCGGGCCTATCGCTCGCCATGCAGTTCGAGGCGATTATCACGTTGACGAACTCAGGTGAGTGCAAGATTCAGTACGCCCAGTCCACCTCGGACGCTACCGCCACGATCATCAAGGCGAACTCCTACATCGAAGCCAAGCACATCGACATCAGCCAGCTCTAAGGGAGGGGGGTTTCATGTTCCGATTCCAGGTCAAGCCGAAGGAGAAGACGTGGGCC